GAAATGAGTCAGCTTTTAAATGCCGTCTCAGCGGTCTTTTTTGAGGTCTCATACCCTGACCCAGTAAGAGGTCAAACAACAGGTACTTTTTACGTTGGAGACCGAACTGCTCCAAGTTATTCGTTTACTGAACAGTTCAAACCATGGTCGGGCGCAAAGTTTAATCTGGTAGAAAGGTAGGTTAGAACATGGATATATTCAGACGAAAGAAATTTGATGAAGCGATGTTTGCTAGAAATCGCACCCTTGCTATCAGAGTAGGACAGTATCAATCAAGTGATATCAAAGAAGCTAGCTTTGATTATGGCTATATCAAGGGTGATGCTTACAAGCCGGGCGGAACGTGTGCTGGTAGTGCTAAAATCACGTTCACAAGCATCATCACATCATTCAATAAGCTAGATAAGGTTTACCCTGAAATCGGTCTTTTGGTAGACGGAACCTATGAATGGGTCAAAATGGGTGAATACTTCATCAATGACATTGAGATTGACCGAAACCGTAACACGACCAAGCTTGACCTTATGGACGGGATGTTCAAACTCAATCGACCGTATGAGTCAAGTTTGACCTATCCGGCTCCTATTCAAAAGGTCGTTGCTGAGATTGCAAATCAGACTGGCGTAAAGTTAGAAGATGCATATTTTGACGCTACAGATTTAACTGGACAAGTCTATTACATTGACAAGAAGCCAGATGGCAAAAAATCGACCTATCGGGATGTCTTGAGCCTTGCAACTCAAATCCTTGGTCGCTCTTGTTTCTTCAATCGAGACGGCAATCTTGAAATTCGAGAACTGATTGATTCAGGACTCGTGGTTACAGCAGATAGCTATTTCATGCACGGATTGACCAAGAGTGAAGTCCAGTATCAGATTGCAGGGATTTCTTGTAAAAAAGATAAAGAAACACTCACGGTCGGCTTGCGAACTGGTCGGTCTCTTGAAATTGAAAATAGCTTGATGACACAGTCAACGCTGGATAATCTCTATCACAAAATCAAGGATATTCGTTATTATCCATTTAACTTAAATTATCAAGGTCATCTCTTACTTGACGTTGGCCAGTGGGTGACTATCAAGACGAACAAGGGTGAGACGTTCAAATCCCCAGTATTGAGCCAGTCATTCACATTTAAGGGCGGACTGCGTGGCCGTATCAGTGCAGACAGTAAAGCTGGCAACGATGCTCAGTATTCATACGCAGGAACGCTCACGAAGAAAATTGAGCAATTCAGCGAATTTGAAAAGCAAATTCAAAACCAAATCGAAGAAGCTGATAAGGGGTTTGACAAGAAAGTCGAGAAAATCAAGAATGACTTTAACGACCAAGTCGAACTGGCCAAAGCAAAAGTAGAAGAGGTCAAGAAAAGTCTGACAGAGACAATCGACCAGCGTTTTCGTGATTTCGATAGCGCAGGTTTGAATGAAATCAAGAAAAAAGCAGATGAAGCCTTGCGAAATGCTGGTGCGAGCTCATCTCTTGCTCAAGAAGCGAAACAAATCAGTGAGCAAGTGAGGCGGCAACTTGATAATAAGGCTGACCTCGTCGAATTTCAGCGAGTGAAAGAAACTAATCAGCTCTATGAGCGCATTATTGGTAGTAGCGAGTCTGATATTGCTGAAAAAGTCTCAAGGATTGCCTTAACTAATCAGTTGTTCCAGGTTGAGGTGGCTAAAAATGTCGGAGATAGCCGAAATTATGTCAGAAACGCTGATTTTAGGGATGGTTCTAAAAAATGGAAAGAATCGGATATAGCTGGATTAAATTTCAACTATGAACATTCATCGCAAAATCGAAATAAATCGGGCGTGCATATTTATGGTACATCTATAAATGCTCGTTATTTTGGATTGCAACAGACATTCAAAATCGAACTAAAAAAATCCGACAAAATCACTCTTTCTTTTTTGGTTTCAAAAGATGGATACAATACTTTTTCTGGCCTAAATGTTGGTTTACATTATAGGAAAGACGGTGCAATAAAATCACAGGCGTGGAAGGAGATTCAAAATAGCGACATAACTTCATCCATTTATAAAAAACTTAATTTTAACTATGAGTTACCAGTTGATATCGATGAAATCAATTTAATGTTTTATGGAAATCCCGGAAAATCAATAAACCTTTACATTTCAGAAGTAAAACTTGAAACTGGAAGCAATGCGAAACCCTTCACGCTAGCCCCTGAAGACACCGACGAAGCTGTTCGTACAGTCCAAAATCAACTTTCTGGATCATGGGCTATTCAAAATCTGACAAGTGCTGGCTCTATCATCTCTCAAATTAACGCAACGAATAACCAAATCTTGATTGAAGCTGAAAAAATTCGTTTGAAAGGTAAGACCTTACTTGACGAATTAACGGCCATTCAAGGGTATTTCAAGCGCTTATTTGTGGGTGAGGGTGATTTTGCTAAGCTGAATGCTGAGATTATTGGCTCAAAGACTATCACAGCTGACAAGCTGATTATGGACTCGGCAATGGCTCGGTTGTTCGTGTCAAGCGACATCTTCACGGATACTCTTGCTGCTAAAGAGGCCTTCATCAACAAGCTTCGGTCAGTTGTAGTATCTGCGACCTTGCTCGAAGGTTTTAAAGGGCGAATCGGTGGATTCCAAATCGGTACTCATGATAAAGATCCAAAAACTTATTGGCTAACTGGCCAGAATCAATTCTTTGTAGGAATGAGCAATGGTGCTGGCAGTTGGGGCAAAACAGCTCTCTGGGTCAATTGGGGAACGACGTGGGATACTCCAGGAAATCATGCTTGGTTTGTTAAAGAATCGGGCGAGATGTACTGTTACAATCAAGCTCATTTTTGGAATACGCCAATTATTCACGGGAATTTGAAAGTTAGCGGGAATATTTATTATATTACCGACCAAGATACCGGTGTTGGTGGTTATTGGATTCACTCGCCGTCTTACAAAAGAATTCAAGAACACGCAGGATACGCTTACCTTTATCATTTTGACGATTCATATTCATGGGTCGCTTTGAATAAAGATATTTCAGACCGCAGGTACAAGCACAATATCGAAGCTAGTACAGTTTCCGGCCTTGATATCATCGAGCAACTCAAGACCTACAGTTATCGCAAAGAATACGATGGCAAAATCGAAGATATCTCTTGCGGTATTATGGCGCAGGATGTCCAGAAATATGTTCCTGAAGCTTTCTACGAAAACCCAGACGGCGCTTACTCGTACCGAACTTTCGAACTTGTGCCTTATCTCATTAAGGCCATTCAAGAACTAAATCAAAAAATAGAAAAATTGGAGAAAACAGCATGAACGAACAAGACAAACAAATCAGCAGTCTAGCGATTAAGTCGCTGGGTGAAAAGGTCGGCAAAGAGGCTACTCAATCAGCTACGCTCGAAGCTCTATACACAGTAACCGTGATGGAGCTTGAGCAAATAAAGCAAATCATCGAATCGGATGAAAAACTCAAAGCGAAATTTGAAGAAGTGAAAGGAAAAATGACAAATGGCAATCAATAACTATGAGCTTGCAGGCAAGCCTTATACTCGTGGCCTTGGGGATAACCTCAAGACAGTGGTTGAAATTCGTCTGTCAGATGGTACCCGTTACAGTACGAACCTGCGTGAACTTGCAGGAGACCGCACGAATGAGCAAGAGGATGTCTTGGTTCAGGCGGTGTTGGATGTTCTCAAGTCTGAGTTGGACCCAGGTTCAGCAATTGTGAAGGCACAAGCTAAACTTGAAGAGGCTGAGCATAAAATCGCTGAGAACGCAAATAAGCAAAATGAACTCTCTGAACTTGTTAAACAGACTCAAGAGAACGCTCGCTTGAACGGTAAATTGCTTCATATCATGGTTTTGAACTCGGTCATGAGCAAGAATATTGCTTATGGGACGATTTACAAAGAGTTAGTTGAACTCATCCCACTTGCTGAGGTCGGCAAAACGTACATGGCAAACGACCTCATCACGATTGAGGATTCTAGCCATGTTGAAGTGAATGGCGAAGGCAAGCGTATCCTAGTGCAACTTAACAAAGAATTCACATACAACGGAGAGCCTGTCAGCGCATTTGCTACGAATGGCGCCCTTGAGCAAAATGGAACTGGTGTCGCTTGGAAATTCGAAGGGAAAGAATAGGGGTGCTTATGCCAGGATATGAACGACTAATCTTGCAAATCTTTCTTTCTCTAATTCCTGTCATTGGGCTTTATTTTTCGATGAAAGATAAGGCAACCAAGCAAGAGAACCGTCTCACTATTTTAGAAAAAGATATTGAGAACTTGCATGAATTTAAAACATCGGCCAATAAAAGGCTCGATAACCACGATGAACAAAATAAGGCTATCTTAGTACTAGCTGAGCAAGTGAAATCGCTCGGTGAGGATGTAAGAGAGCTTAAAAGTTTGATTCAAAATAAACAACAATAAAAGGAGAAACTCAAAATGATTAACTGGAAATTGCGCTTGCAAAACAAAACAACACTCATTGCTCTTCTTGGAGCAATCTTCCTTATGGTTCAACAATTTGGCCTTGAAATCCCCAAAAATATCCAGGACAGTGTGAACACATTCGTTTACATCCTGGTATTGATTGGTGTCGTGAATGACCCAACCACAGCAGGGATTTCGGACAGCAAACGGGCTCTTGACTATCAAGAACCAAGCGAAGATTAGGAGAAAACAATGAAGAAAAACGACTTATTC